GCAATAGCTTTGATTCTAAAGTCAGACGCTTGCTTGTTTTTGATCATCTCTGATGTGGTTGTGACTTGCTCAACCAGACCAAACAATCCTTCCAGTACCAGCTTGTGTGTCAGTGTACCGTCCAGGGTTCCTGTAAGCCCGAAGCGATAGGGGGTGTTCTCCAGGTTGTTCATGATCGACACCAAAGACTTGGCTTTGAAGGTGTGCGCCTCATCCCCGATAACAACATTGAAATCTTTGAACCACTTCTTTGGCATGTCAACAATCGACTGCCATGTGGTTATCACAATAGGTTTGTCGGTGTTCTTGTCTTGTCCAGAGAACACCTTGTGGCAATACTTGTCGGAGTCAAAGTTATATTCTTTGAAGTCCGAATACATCTGGTGGACCAATGGTACTGTCGGAACGATGATGATGGTTTTGGATCTCATGTACCTGGTCAACAGGTAGATGAGCATTGACTTGCCTGATGCGGTTGGTGAGAGTAGCAGGGATCTTTTGTTTCTCACCGCATGAACAAAGGCATTCATTTGGTAGTCGTGTGGCTTGAACGGTAGGTTGAGCTTACTCACGAACTCATTTGCCTCGTGCAGTGAGAACTCGTTGGCAGCAAAGGCTGGATCGATCTCTATTGGGTAGTCGCGTAGCTCACAGAACTCTGCAATATGATCCTTGAGTCCCTTGTAGATAAGCCCTGTCATGGTGTTCAGGAGTCTTATCTTCCCATCCCACACTCGGCTTTTATATTTCGGGGAGAACTTCGCACCTGGCACCATGAAGGTAAACGCTTCTGCCAGTTCATACATGATAGAGGGTTCACATCGAACCCTCAAGTGTGTTTCATTATATTGTTCAAGCTTTACTGTATAACTCATCCACCGACCTGGAATCTAGCCCACTCAATGGCAGACTTGATATTAAAGCCACGTTCACGCAGCGATTTGATGATAGCCTCAAGGAAGTCCACCTTCTCTTGCTGATATCCGATCTTTAACGATTGCTTGATGATATCTGGGTCAGACTCCACATAGGTTGGAAGGTCAGACTTCAGGACTCGTAACCCGTTTTGTTGCCAGCCACGCTCTTCCAGTTCTGCCTTGTCCATAGCACCCATGTAGTAGGTCTGCTTGTCTTTCAGAAGGACTTTGTAATCAGCCTGTGCCTTACGCAGGGATAGACGCTCATCGATATAGATCTTATAGTATTTAGCATGGAGTTTTGGTATCTTTATGGCTTCGTTACCAAGCTCCATCCTGTCAATGTTTACATCCTGTTCCCAGAGTGCTTGTATCTCATCAATTCTCATAGAATAACCTCAATCCGAAGCTTCCATTATAACATAATTATCTAATGAAATCAAGTACCAAGGTCGCTCGGATCTCTGGAAACGGTCATGAAACCGAAGCGGAATTGCACGTCACAGGTGATATAGGTGACCTCTGGATCTCGGTAGTCAAAACCAAACGAACCAATCGCGGTTGGGAATAGGTTCTTGAACTTGTAAATGAAGATCGGATTCATGGCAGAAGAGAGCACAGTTAGACTTGCATCTGAAACTGTGTTATACTTGCCTGTTGAGGTGTTGGATGGGGCTGTGCCCATTTTGTATTGGTTGTAGTTCTCAGGGAAACCAAGGGCTTGCATCCACTCAAAGATCTCTGTGTAGGTCAAGAGTGCTTCGTCCATCTTGAATGTGATGGTCAGGGGGTCGAACTGGATGTGATCACCAGGGAACGGCATGGCAGAGAATGGGGTGGCTTGCATTGCAGCTGGTAGTCGAATCTCTGGGATTTTAGCTGCTTGGACGAAATAGTTTGCCGTTGGCATTCTTTCGATATGGAACTTATATCCAAGTGGGGATAAGAAGTTATTGTTTACTGGTTGTGTAGCTATTAAGCTCATTGTTGTTCCCTATTAGTAATACTTATTATTTAGTAACATAACGAAGTAATATATCTAATGGAACAATCCAATTATAACAGGTTTTGAATATTTGTCAAGAGGGCAAAAAAGAGGGAGCATTTCTGCTCCCTCTGAATGTTACAACGGGTTGTAGTTCTTCTGTTACATCAGGTTGCGAACTAGGACACGGCGGTAGTACTTGTTGCTGTCCTTGACCAGCGCACCAAGACCTTCTGTGGTACCTTGTGCGAATGGGTTAGCAACGATACCGTAACGGGTCTTGAAGCCGATCTTAGGAGCAAAGCTCGATGGATCGACAGCACGGACCATTTGCAGCGGAACGTATGGGCAGTAGAACAGACCAGCATCGAATGCCGAGGCACCTTTGTAACCAACAACCATGTAGTTGCCAGTTGCATATGGATCGATGTAGACACGCAGACGACCATTCAGGACACCAGCGAAGGTGTTACCAGTATCGTCAACGTTCAGTTGGTTGCTGTTCAGAGCTGGGGTGTAATCCAGAACACCAGCCATTTGCAGGGCAGACGCAACGTCTGACGAGCAGATGATGATGTTACCTTTCCCTCTACGGGTACCTTTCGCAATTTGGTTAGCTTCGCGCTCGATTTGGAACATCAGACCTTTGAACTTTTCAACCGACCAACGACCATTTGAGTCGGTGTCTAGGTCGAACACACCAGAGGTGGTTGTACCTTCGGTAGCACCCTGTTCAGCGGTGACCGAGATTGTACGAACAACTTCACGGTTGATTTCTGCCAGAATTTCGGTAGACAGAATGTTCGACAGTTCGGTTTCAGCATCCAGACCATGGATAGCTTTCAGGTCTTGTGCCAGTTCTAGGGTGTATTCAGCTTTTAGGGCGCGTGTCTTTGCAGTCACGGTGACCTTTTCAACGCTGAATGCCATTTCTGGGAATGCGGTGTTACCAGAGGTACCCAGAGCTTCAGCTTGAGCCAACGACATAGCACCACCGAAGTTGTAGATGCCAGCTTCAGCTAAGTTAGCTGTACCTGTGGTTGTGTTACCTGGGTAACCACCAACGTGCTTGTCACCAAGGGTGTTAGCACCACCAACAACGGAAGCGTAAGCAGTGTTAGCTTCGTTGTAGAATGCTTCGTCACCAGTTTGAGACGAGTAGCGTGAACGCATTGCGAAAATCAGACCAGTTGGACCAGTCATTGGCTGAACGCCACAGATATCGTAAGCGATCAGGTTTGGCATTGCACGGCGAACCAGCGAAATCAGAACTGGGTCGAAGTTATCAACGGACGAACCTGTTGCGTTGGTTGGAGCAGCTTCGCCCAGAAGCGATTGACCACCAACAGCCGACTGTGCCATACCAAGTTCGCGCTCGGTATTTTCCAGGACCATTGCAGTCACGTTTCTACGAACAGCGTCTTTGATTGGACTCAAATCTGCGTGTTCAAGGACTGGTGCCCACTTTCTTTGTACTTCTTCATTTTGTAATGACATACTTTTTATCTCCTTGCGTAAAAAACTTATTTACTTATTATTTATAATTATCGGTTTTTGACCGTGCGTGAAATTGCTTGGGCGTAGACGGACATAGGACCGCTTACTTGGACTTCATCATGTAATTCGCTGATATCACGACTTGGTGCTTCCTCAGAGATCAGCTGGGTAGAAGCCTTCTTACCACCAAGGAAAGATTCCTTGATAACACCAAGCTTCGCAGCATAACCTTCAATGTCGCCGTCAAACGAGATACCTTCTGCCAATGTGCGGAACTTCTCAACCTGAGTTGCAGCCAGACCTTCCGACATATTAGCAAATACTTCCTTCATAGAAGCGTCTGCAAGTTGCTTGCGCAGATCGATAGATTCAACAATCGATTCGTTCAGCTTTGCTTCCAGCTCTTCTACTTTGTTTCCAAGTTCTTCAACAACATCGACTTTATCATCTGGAATTTCGATGTAGTGCTCTTGGAACAATACTTTCAGACCTTCAATGAAACTTTCCATCACTTCAGCCTTCAGTGAAGACTCGATAGCAACAGCGTTTTCTTCCATCCATTTTTCTACAACATAGTCAAGATACTCGTCTACTTTAGCAGTGACAGCTTCCACAATTTCTGCGGTCTGTTCTACCAATACTTCTTCGTAAGCTTCTTGGATTGCAGCAGCCTCAAGAACGACTCTAGCATGAACCGATGCTTCAAATAAAGTAGCAGCTTTTTCTTTGAATTCTTCGGAAAGATTTTCATCGATGAACATCTCATCAATGCTTTCTTTCATTGCACCTTTAGCAGCAACAGTGGCGCGGTTAGCGTCAGCGTCACCAGGTACTTGGTCTGCTTCGTGACCGATCTGTGCCAGCATTTGTGCAAAGCCGTTCAGATCATCCTTCGACAAACCACCAGCGACTTGCATCACATAAGCAAGCATTGCAGCCTTGCTGTCTGGGATGTTAGCTGGCATAGAACCTGGCTTTAAAGTATCAGCAGCTGACGCTTCTTCCAGGTTTTGGGTTTCTTTATTGTCACTCATTCCCTACTCCTATTGAATATAAGTTCTTTGTATCTTTATTTATACGAATTACGATTTCAAAAGCTTCTGAAGATAGAATTCAAACGCTCTCATCTTCATGTCTTCTGTAATACCGTTCTTTTTGACTGATTCGTTGATTTTTTGGCGAGTAATAGCAGCAGTTTCTTCTGCTTTCAGAGCACCGTTATCCCAGATCCACTCAACACCCTCCATAATTCCGTTTACGAAAGCATCTGGTGCAGAAGGGTCAGCAACGATATCGGCAGCTGTTGCCAGCATGAAATCGTCTTTGACGTACTTTGTACCATTGCGTTCTTCAAGAGATCCAAGACCACGAGAAGAAACACCAAGGCGACCACCAGATTCAATAATGCCTTTCGCAATATTTCCGTATGGCGACTCAATCAACATAGCCTTACCGATGTAGTTATTACCATCTTCGGTTAGGCTAACGATTCTGTGCGACACACGCTCTAGATTGATCTGTGGACCAGATGGGTGACCAAGTTCACCGAAGGCGCGACCAGATTCAACAAGATCTTTGCTGTAACGTGCGACTTCGCGTGACATAATATTTTTTTCATAGAGGCGACCATTACGGTTCTTAACCTCGCACTGAAGGAATGGACCTGTGATGTACAGAGTCTTCTTACCGTCTTCACGTGCTTCTGTGATGTACTCAACGTCTTCTAACAGTTCTGACATTAATTTCATAGGTTATCCTACTAAGTATTCGGAAACAAAGCTTGAGTTCTTTGAAAGCTCAACGATGATTGTTCCTGTGTTTGCAGCTTCTAGAACAAGAGTAGCGTCTGGGAATTCGTTTAGAGTGATACCAGAACCATTTAGATCCCAGTTACCTGAATCCTTCAGAACAAGAATGGTGTTTGCACCACGCTTGACTGTCCACTCACCTGTCCACCAGATTTGTGAAATACCAGCACCAACAACAGTCTCACCAGCAGATGCGATGTTTGATGTTGGTGATGTTCCAGCAACTACGTATGTTTGGTTTGCGGTGTTGCGAACTAACGCTTTACCACCTTTATTTTGTGTGTATACTAATGCCATTATTCATTTCCCTCGTAAGCTTCGGCAATGAACGAAAGACCTTGTGCAAAACCTTCTTCGCTTTCTGAGATGATCAATTCAAAATCTTGTTGGTTTTCTTCGGAAAGTTCAACGAAAATGTTGATGATATCTTCAGCAAGTTCTTTAGGAACTTCTAAGGT